TTTTTTGACTTTGGCTCGTGAAAGTTTTTCATTATATCATTATTTATAATATAATATTTGTGTCCCTCTTCCCACCTCTTACCTTCAACAATATAAACTGATTCATCGGTATAAAGAGCAATTTCCCTTTTCCAATTTATCTTGAGTGTTGCAGGACAAATAATTAAAATCTTTTTAGACCCACTTTCAATAGATGAAATAACAGTTGAGGTTGTTTTTCCAAGACCCATATCATCGGCAACAATGTATTTGTCATTTTCAAGAAGTTTAATGATACATTCTTTTTGATGATTAAGAGGAGGACGGTGAGAATACTTATCCCAATCAACTTCAGCAGTTCTTGTTTTTGCTTTATGAATTGCGGTTTTAGGAATCCAAAAATCATGGACAGTCTCACCACTAAAAATCTTTCCCCAAATATGATATGATTTATCTTTTTCTACAAGAAGTTTTTCAACATAAATCTTATCAGGTTCTTTAATGAAAGGGTTATCGTCAACAAGTTTCTTTGCAAAATATGAGTCAATCTCAACCCATTTTTTTGCAACTTTTGGTTCCACCTGATTGAACCCAATTATGTAATCACATTGAGCTCTTGTTGGAATAAACTTTTGGTTAACTGCATGCTGTTGTTTTAACTTTAGGATATAGTTATTTGAGCCCTTGTATTCTTCTAAGATTTGTAGGGCTTTCTGTTCGATACTTCTAATGTCAACAGATTCTTGCACTATGTTAATTATAATTCAAAATTAGATATTTATCAATATGTCACAGAGGAATGTCCCAATTACAAGATTAAATAAATTTTTTGGAGCCGAGGATTTTGACTTAGATGTCGGAATGGGAAGAGAATGGCTTGAGGGGGATATGAACTTTACTCTTGTGCTTTATAAAGTTGACAGGACAAAAACAAATACTGATGATGTCTACGGTGAAACTACAAAAGATTCTATTAAGTTCCATCCACCTGTGGAATTTAAGGCATTCGTTCAAGTTTCTGCCCCTGAAAACAAATTTTTGGGTAGTTCAAAACTTGACCAAATGGAACCAGGTAATATTAGAATCTCAGTCTATCAATCACATCTTGATGAACTTGGGATTGAGGTTGACTTTGGTGACTACATTGGGTACTATGAAACAGAAAAAAGAGTTAGATATTACTCGGTTGCAAATGACGGACGTGTAGTTTCTGATAACAAACATACCTACGGAGGGTATAAACCATTTTACAGAACCATTGTTGCGGTTCCTGTTAATGATAATGAATTTAGGGGATTATGATAATAAAAATAACTCAAGAACAATTTAGAGAATTAATCAAAATGGTTGACTCAGAAAAAGTAACATGTAATGTGTGCGGGTGGTCTTGGAAATTATCCGAAGGAGGACATGACCCTTACATATGTCATAAATGTGGAAATAACAATGAAGAATAATGGCTTTTGGAAAAAAAATTAAAAAGAACATTAAATTGACTCCACAGTTATTTGGTCCGTCAAGAAGACAAGAAATGCTTGACCAAATAAATCAGTATGGAACTTTCTTACCTAAATCTATTTTGCACGAGGATTTAGATAGGGGGTTTTTAGATTTTGTTAAAAATGAATTAAGAGTTGTTACTGACGGTAAAGTGGTCCCTGTTGTTGATATTTTAATTACAACTCAAAATTGGGCTCAGTTTACTCAGACTTGGAATATTAATGATTTGGATAAAAATGTTAGTGTTCCTGTAATTACAACAGTTAGAAATCCTGAGGTTAAATACGGAACACTTCCGTCTCTTCAATATACTATCCCAAATAGAAAACAATTTTTTTATGCTATGGTTCCAAATTGGGACAATGGGGTAAAGGGAATGGATGTTTATACAATACCACAACCAGTTCCTGTTGATATAAAATTTTCGATTAAAATTATTTGTAATCGAATGAGAGAATTAAACGCCCTAAATAAAGTTATAATTGAGAAGTTTTCATCTAGACAAGCGTACACTAACATAAAAGGACATTATATTCCGATTATAATGGATGAAATTCAAGATGAGTCAGTTACTGAAATTGAAAAAAGAAAGTATTATATCCAAAGTTATAATTTTACAATGATGGGATTTTTGATGGATGAAAATGAATTCCAAGTAAGTCCAGGCGTTAGTAGAACTTTTACACTTTTAGAAACAAATGAGAAATCTCCGAGAGTAAAAAAGAATAGAAATCCATTAGATAATAAATCAAATTTTGATTTTGTTATAGATTTTCCATTAGCAATTAATTCATTTACTCAGTCTTTTGAGTATTCAGCCAACCTAAGGTCAGTAGGTATTGATAACATAACATCATATGATGTTCTAATTAATGGATTGTACTTTGGTAGTAATATTTTTAATAGTCCAAATGGCGTTATTAAATTAAATGTAAATGATGTATTAGAGATTAACAATGTGGCAAAAATTGATAACACAATTCCTGCTAAAATGCAACTTGCTGTAGAGCTAGTTTAAAGTTCTCCGTATAAATCTTTTTTATCAGAACAATTTTCAATAATTAAATTTTCTAAAAATTTGTGAATCTTTAAACCTTTCTTCATACAATATTTTTTCAGTATGGCGTGTGTTTCCTCTGATATTTTTAGGTTTTTGATTTTCATAGTAGAAAAAAGGCAGAATTAATTCTTACTCTTTTATAAATAGATTTATAAAAGAAAGTTTTTTCCATTTTTCCATAATATTTATAGAAAAATAAATCAAAAAAAACATTATTATAATGGCAACAAAAGTTTTCGTTTCACCCGGTGTGTATACCACAGAAACTGAACTCTCGTTTGTAGCACAAAGTGTCGGGGTAACCACCCTTGGTGTGGTTGGGGAAACTCTCAAAGGTCCAGCCTTCGAACCCGTGTTTGTAACAAACTTTGAGGAGTTTCAGGACTACTTCGGTACAACCTCACCTGAAAAATTTGTGAACACACAAATTCCTAAGTATGAACTTGCATACATTGCTAAGGCTTACTTACAACAATCAAATCAACTTTTCGTAACAAGAGTCTTAGGATTATCGGGTTATGATGCTGGACCGTCTTGGACCATAACAACAATTGCAAACGTGGATTGTTCTACAGTTGCAAATGAACCTGCGGGAGGCAATCCTTGGGGGTCAGCAACTGTAACTGTAAATGGACCAGGAGATGTAACTTTTGATGGTACAGGTGTAACATCCCCTGAACTTGCCGCTATATTAGGTACTCAATATACAAAGTTTGATGGTTCGGTATCAACTATTTCAGGTGACATGGCTACCGCAGCACTTCAATTAACTGCAGGAACTATTGTAGACACTGAAACTGCTCTTGTTTGGGGACCTATAGACAACGCTCAATATACCACTATAGAAGCTTTTAGTGCGTTAACTAACGAATATGGAGTTAATGACTTGTCACTAACAGGTATAACTTATTGTGATAGAACAAATGATGCTTGGTATTTTGGAGCATTCGGATTGTCAAATGGTACTGGTGATACATACACAGGTATTTCATTTTATGCAGCCGTAACGTGGGCAGACCCTATTGCAACATTCGGAGGTAATTATTACACATTTACTGGTACTGCGTATACTGACTATAATAATTTGGTTATGGCAACTCTTCGTTCAAGAGGTATTAGTGAATATACATCTACTCAAAATGGAACTCAATTCCAAGTTACCGCAACAACTGATGCTAGTATGGATACAACAGGCTCTTACGCAAATATCTTGAGTAACCCAAGAGCTCCTTTCGGTATTACAGGTACGCAATATAACGGTAACACATTTAACTTCGAAGTTTCATTAGATGATTCTTCACAAAATTACATCAGTAAAGTTTTGGGTACGGGTAACTTCCAAAAAGAAAGAGCCGATGTTCCATTGTTTGTAGAAGAAGCTTATGGTAATTTACTTTACTACGGTTATAACAAGGGTTTTATCAAAGGATTAAATCTTACATTTATAGAACACGATGAAGCACAAGGTAATGACCCAACTTCACTCGGTAACTATTTAGAGAGGTACCAAACAGCGGTTTCTCCATGGATTGTTTCTGAACTTCGTGGTAATACAATTTATCAACTTTTCAGATGTATTACAATTTCTGACGGTGATTCTGCAAACAGAGAAGTTAAAATTTCATTGGCAAACATGTCGTTTGACAGTTTAACATTTGACCTTTTAGTTAGAGATTTCAATGATACTGACCAAAATCCAGTAGTTATTGAGAAGTACACTAATTGTAGTATGGACCCAAGTCAAAACAACTTCGTCGCTAAAAAAGTTGGTACATCTGACGGTACTTATCAAATCAATTCAAGATATATCATGTTGGATATGAACGAAGATGCTCCATCTGATGCAATTCCTTGCGGATTTGAAGGTTACTTGGTTAGAACTTATGATACAAACTTAGTAAGACCTGAAGTATTCCCAACATTAAAAACTAAATATTTCTACCCTGGTGAAGTTATTTGGAACCCACCTTTTGGTACTTCAATTGGAGACGATGCCACTATCAGTAATGGTGAAAATATTAGAAGAACTTACTTAGGTTTCTCTGATAGTACTGGATGGGATAACGACTTCTTTAAGTATAAAGGAAAACAAACACCAGCAGAGTGGGCTTGTACAGAACAAGATTTTAACAATTGGGTTAAAATTACAAAAGGTTTCCACATGGATAGCGGAGCAACTGCGGTTACAGTATCTTCAATATACTTGAACTCAGGTGAAACAGCTTTTGAATGTGGTGTTACTTCATTCCAATCTGACCCATTTGATTCAAATAACCCATACTTCAGAACTTTTTCTCGTAAGTTTACAGTTCTTATGGCCGGTGGTTTCGATGGTTGGGATATCTACCGTGAGTACAGAACAAACGGAGATAACTTCCAATTAGGTAAGTCTCAATACCTTGCAGGTGCTAGAGCAGGTTGTCAACCTTATCCTAACGCAACAGGTTGGGGTATGTTCAGACAAATTAGAGTAGAAGATAACACATCTGACTACGCTAATACTGACTTCTACGCATACCGTATTGGTATTGAAACTCTTAACAACCCAGCTATTATCAACATTAACGTGTTGGCAACCCCAGGTATTGACTCAACTAACAACCTACAACTTGTAAACACTGCAATTAGTATGGTTGAAATTGACAGAGCTGACTCAATTTATGTAATGACAACTCCTGACTTTGATGTTTATCAACCTTCAACTTCTATGGATAATTTCATTTATCCACAAGATGCGGTGGATGATTTGGCATCACAAGATTTAGATTCTAACTACACTGTTACTTACTACCCATGGGTACTTACTCGTGATAGTGTATTCAACACTCAAATCTACATCCCACCAACAGCTGAAGTTTGTCGTAACTTAGCACTTACAGATAATATCTCATTCCCTTGGTTCGCAACTGCGGGTTACACAAGAGGTATTGTTAACTCAGTAAGAGCAAGACGTAGACTGACACAACTTGACAGAGATACTCTTTATCAAGGTAGAATTAACCCAATTGCAACATTCAACGACGTTGGTACAGTAATTTGGGGTAATAAGACCCTCCAATTAAGAGAAAGTCCTCTTGATAGAATCAACGTAAGACGTTTGTTATTACAAGCTCGTAAGCTTATTTCAGCAGTGGCAATCAGATTACTCTTCGAACAGAACGACGCAGTAGTAAGACAACAGTTCTTGGATTCTGTAAACCCAATCTTGGATGCAATCCGTAGAGACAGAGGTATTACTGACTTCCGTGTAACTGTATCTAACAACCCTGAAGAGTTCGATTCTAACCAAATGTCAGGACGTATCTTCTTGAAGCCAACTAAGGCTCTTGAATTTATCGACATCGAGTTTATTATCACTCCACAAGGAGCAAGTTTCGAAAACTTATAATAGAAACAAAAATAAATTTAAAAACCCTCGGAAACGGGGGTTTTTTATTTTTAATATATTTATAGAATATGAAAGTTATTTTAGTAGAAGACTTTAAAGAAGAAATGACTCCTGATATTGAGTATTATGCTTTTGATTGGGACGACAATATTATGACAATGCCAACTCAGATTATCCTTGTAGATGATAAGGGTGAAGAAATTGGAATGTCCACAGAAGATTTTGCCGAACACAGACATCAAGTTGGTAAAGA